CTTTTTTTGTATAAACGCGCGCGCTTAAGCAGTACTTTCCACTCGAGCTTCCATTTGGCGAGCCGCTTATCGTGTATTTTATATTATCATCAATCTCTAAATCATTAAAATATTTAATCCAAAAAATTAAATCGTCAGTTGCAGTGCCATTTGCAGTTATCGTCCCGTCGCCATTATCTATAAACGTCACACCATTAATCGTCCGTGTTGTTTCATGATATGGGTAAGGAATTAAATTTTCATTTATAATCGTTAAACTCTGGGAGACATCCTCTATCGCTTCTTTATTATTGACTATCGCTCCAGTCACGGTACCGTCCCCGATTTTTGATATATCCGCACTTCCAAGCTTCGCAATAACACCGGACGTTTTATCAACAACCCAATTCAAAGCATTGACAAGATTAGTTTTCACTTCTGTTTTTAAAGATTCCAACGTTCCGATCTGCTTTTGTAAATTTCCGGCTGCATCCTCAGATAACTGACCTTTTATATCATTGAACCATGTTATAAAATCTGCCTGCTCCGATGCTTTAAATCCGGCAAGATCAGCTTGCACTTGCTGGTATAATGTTGTTGTATCAAATTCGCTGATTGCCGATATAATGCCGCATCTTGCAGTTTCATAACGTGTGTCCGTAATTCTCTGATTGGAAATAGCGGAAGAATTTTTATTTACAAATAAATCTGCTAATCCTAATTCCCAAATAGATTCTGTTCTTGTAAGCTTTGGTCTTAAAGGACTTGCTGCAGGTATGCCCTCTACAATATATAAATCGCAGATTCTCTCCGAATCATTATCATTCCATCTTAAGACCACAGTATCAATTCGATCATAATTAGAATCTGCTGCCTGAATTGCAAGCGTCCGATGATTTTCTTCCAGTTTCAACCCTCCTGCACAAATTGCAAAACCAGGATTAACAACAACATTCATTCCACTACCTGCTTCGACCTGCAGATTGGTAGATGGGTTTGGTAAAATTCCATCCGTTAATAATTTGGCTATCAGTTTTCTGAGTGGTGCGGACGTAATCGCACGATCATACACCGGTGTTCCATCACTCTCAAATGTGACATGTGAATCAAAAGGAAATCCTATCATAATTTTTGTCCTCCTCTATCTTTTTAAAATTATTGGTGTACCAAATTCCATTGTCATGCTCCACTGTCCGGACTTCATGACTTCATAGCAGCCAATTAATCTGGCTTGAGCAGACAAATCCATTTCCGGAATTTCTATACTGCACAAATCTCCCAAATCAAAATCTGTCCCATATTCGTAACTACTCTCCATTGCGTCAAATTCAACATTAATAATTTTGGGATATCCGGTTAATGCATTTAGTGCTTCATTATCCATAGCAACAGCCAAATCGCTGCTTGTATACTCATTTCTATTTAATGTAGAACTATTTGATAAAAACCAATACTCATCATCGCCAGATGCAGCGTTAAAAGTAGCTCTCGAAACATACGTAGTGACATCATTATCTGTTTGCTCATTCGTATTCATGCAAGCATTTTTATATTCTGTATCATCAATCAAAATATTTGGGTTCTTTATATTTCCGTATTTTGTCGAAAAAATAATTGGATTATTTCCACCTGCATTATTTTCCGTCCGGTCAAAGCCACTCCATACTTCAAATTTCTTATTACTTTCCACGAAATCATAAAGTACTCTATAAGACATACCGGATGGTTTTAAGATGTCATAGATTTTCCATCCGAGCAGTTCTCCGTTGCGATAATGCACAGAATCTTTTCCTCTTCCAAGCGATATTCCGGAAATAATATTTAGATCAGAACTTGCACTTGCTGTAGTTAACGTTTTAAAGGCATTGAAAAAAGCATATGCCACATCCTCTGCTTTTCCACTCTGGAATGACCATGAAGGGGCATTTGTCACATTTGATGCACCATTCTGAAATACAACATGTCTGTCTAATGTTTTTTCCATGAAATACCCGCTCAACTGAATATATTTATACTGCTGTTGCCGGACGTAATTTATTTGTGTTATCTTTCCAAGTTCCGGTCTGTCTTTTGTGTAAATATACCTCATTGACGAATTATACTGCTTTATCGGAATCTGTATGGAGAACGTTCCAGCTTCGTGGAATTTCCTGCTCCATTGTAAATTTGTCGACCGTATTAATGACACTATCTGATAATTTTTATCTAGTGCGATCGTATTAAAGCCTTTCATGATTCCTCCTAAATTGCCCCATAAAGTTTATTATAATAAATTGAAACATTCATAAGATTGCTTCCGGTGTCTGCGTCAAAAGAAATTTCAGAACTACCAACCGGAAGCTGCATATCATCAAATGCAGATGTTCTATCGCAGTGTCCTATAAAATTAACACCGTTCTTTTTTACCGTTGGTGGATTCTGTGTGAAATCAATAATAATAACATCATTTGCCTTCATATTATCCAGAACCCTGACATAATTATCATTAATAATGATTTTAGGATTCACGACATCTCCGTTTGCTGATATTACTGCTTTACAATAGGTATCTACATCTCCATCATTGTCGAGCAGCACTTTTTTAGCAAAATTGAATTTACCACCAGTGATTCCCTTTGGTGTGCCACTTGTTATACTGCACAAATATGGAAATCCACACATTCCGACAACAGAAGCAATGTTTTTGCCAAAATTATCATAACTTTTAAAAAACGGATTTGGACTTAACAATGTAATGCTCATTTCCATCACCCGGTTTACATTTTGAGCCAGAATACTAAATTTATAAATTTTACCTTCCACCCATCTGGTGATGCCCATGTATGTTATATACATCTTATAATCGAATTTCGGATTAAAAAATGATATTGCGCTTTTTCTTAAAATATCATTCAGATACGGATTTCGTGAAATAGCAGTCACAGTCCTGTCTTTTGGTGCGATTCTGTCAGAGACAATGATCCCGCCATCTCCCACGGCATTATCTACCGTGGTGATGTCGTTTTCATATGAACCAAATCCATCCAGACCTTTTGATGGAATTTTCCAATCTGTTCCATCTATTAAAAATTCTCTCTCATCACTTCTTGCAAAGCGAATACACACTTTAGTATCCATATGATCCCCTCATTAATCCCTGTTTACTTTCAACTCTTACTGCTCTTGCAAGCTCATCTGGTGTTGAAATCTGCTGATTAACATTAATTGTCTGATTGAAGTTTCCTAATCCGGTGCCAACACCTTTACCACCCGACATTCCAGCACTTACCGTTGAAATGCTTGCATTAATGTTCTTTGTAATACCGTCTGTGCTCATAAGATTCTGTATACCATCATCAAAACCAGCAACACACATCTCACCCAGATATTTAAACTTACGCGATGGTGAATGGATTCCAAGGGCATCTTTTGCAGCATTAAACAGATTTGTCGCAAGATTTTTTACATTTCCGGTCAACCAATCCCAGCCCGCTTGTATTCCGCTCCAAATTCCATCAATAATATTCTTACCGATGCTGCCCCAATCCATCTCTTTAAATGAATTTACAAGGCTAGTAAACAATTTCGGTACGGCTACCAACAAATTTGCCGTGTTTGTAATCATAAATTCTGCCAATTTTACAAGGATATGAACAGCAGCCTTTAGTAACTGCGGTGCATTTGAAATTAATGCCGATACCAACCGTGCAATGATAATTGGTGCAGCCTCTAACAATTTTGGAAGTGCATTTAAAATTCCATCCACCAACGAAACCAGCAAATTAATACCAGCCGTGATTATATTTGTCAGTGTACCAGGTTCTGTTATCGCCATTGCCAACGATATCACAGCATCAACCCCGGCAGATAATAAATCTGGCAGTTTTTCTGCTATACCATTCACAAGATTAAGCAATATCTCACTACCACTGCTAAACACAGAATCTGCATTATTCGTAATTTCTGCGATTAATTTCATAGTTATGTCGTAGGCAGTGTCTCCAAGTATTGGAAGCAGTGATAATATTCCCTCTGAAAGTATAATGAGAATTTCTGCCCCACCACTCAAAAGTTCCGGCAAATTTTCGTTCAAGCCAGTTACAATAGATGAAATCATGTTTACACCAGACTGTATTAAATCTGGCAGAACATCATTTGCCAATTCTGGGATTCGATCAATAATAATCGGAACTAATTCCTCAACCAGATTTCCGACACCATCCAGAGCGATTTCTACTCGTGGCAATATATTTTCTGCTACAGTTCCAACAGAATTAACAAAATCTTCTACAAGTTGGTCGAAATTCTGATTGTCATCAGCAACACCGACAAGTAAATTTTGCCATGATGCTTTCATGGCTTCAACACTACCTTGAATTGTAGTGCTTGCTTCCTTTGCGGTTGTTCCCGTAATGCCTAATTCATCTTGAATTACATGGATTGCAGAATAAACATCGCTTAAGCTGTCCAGATCATACTCAACACCCGATAACGCTGTTGCATCTGCAAGAAGTCGTTCCATCTCTGACTTCGTACCACCGTATCCAAGTTTTAAGTTATCCAGCATCGTGTAGTTCTGTTTTGCAAATCCTTGATAAGCGTTCTGGATGGATTCCATCGAAGTTCCCATCTTATTTGCATTATCAGCCATATCAATAACTGCCTGATCTGCTATTTGAGCCGCTTCTAGTTCACTAGATGTACTCTGTTTTAAAGATGCGGCAAACCCGGAAACTGTATCCATGTACTCATTAGCAGACAGGCCGGCTGTTTTATATGCCTTGGAAGCGTTGTCCATGACCTCGTTTTGTGCGATCATAAGTTTTCCATATTCTTCTCGCACTTCATTTACACTTTTTCCAACGCTATCGGCATAATCCCATACGCTCTGTCCGCCAGCTCCAAATAAAGTCTCGACACCGCCCACAAGCTGTTCATAATCTGCATAGGCACTGACCGCTGCCGTTCCGATTGCAGCAATCCCTCCGGCTGCCGCCGTAACTCCTGCAGTTATTCCTGCAGTAATTGTTTTCATGCCATTGACCGTTATGCCACCCAGTGCACTGACGCCCTTTTTAAATCCATCTGTTAATAATTTTGTATCAAAAACTAAAGATCCATCAGACCTTCACTGGTTCACCTCACATTCCTAGTTGAAAAGATTGCTGAATTTTTCATCTTCTTCCAACTCAGTTTCTGTTTTCCTATCAATTTCCCATGCTCTACGCATTTCAGAATATATATCTCTATCTTTATCCTGATTCTTCTCATAACAGCGATATCCCATGACTTCACGTAGCCTCGTGCTGTCGTTAAGTCCTCGTATCAAAGCTAAAAACTTATGCCAGTGTAATTCGTCCACTTCAAACAAATCAATGCCGTATTGCCCTAAAACTGCACTGTATATGAGATCACTATCAAGTTCATAATCCAATGTGATTACGTTTCGATGATAAATATCTCTTGGTAATGGTGTTTCCGGTCTTGAAAAAGCAAATAATTCATTCAAATTACAATGCGCCGGCATTTCATTTTTAAATAAATACGAAACATCGATATTTTCTCCACGCTTCAGCTTTGTAACTTCGATTTCAAATCGCATCCAGACACGAAAATCTGTATATATAGAAAAATCACTACCGCCCACTCTGACGGTGTTTGGTAGTGATTTTCTTGTTAGATCAAGCATTGGCTGCACCAGGAAGATTAGCCATTGCTGTTGCGCTGTTTACCAGATTATTAATTTTATCAATCTGCGCCGAGTTCAACGTTGCTCTCATTTTCTCCATCTTATAATCATTTAAAGGTTTATTATAAGCATCATTGATTTTCAGCACTCCAATGGATAAATCTGACAGATCGATTTCATCCAGATTATCCGATCCTAAAATCTCTTTTGCATTCGCCTCACCAAGAATATCTTTTACAAATTCATGTAATTTTTCAAATTTTTGTCTTGCCTTGATATTAAGATTGTCCACTTTCAAAACTTCATCCAGCTTATTCATAACTGAAACTGTCTTTTTCGGCAAATCATAACTTCTACTGTTAATAATTACTGTATAATCCATAAATCCTCCTAAGTCGCGCTATCCGCAGTATATGTCGGTACTCCATCACTAACCGTAACAGTACCTCGATCAATGTGGTTAATTGAAAAACTAAAATAAATCTTCTCTGCAACGGAATCAAAATGATCCAGTGTTAAAGTTGCTTTTGTTTTCCATGCCTTAAATTTAGGCGTTTCCTCTGATCCAATATTTCCATCAAATACAATCAGGAGATCTTTCTTTACATCTTCGCCTGTAGGCAAATTGAAAAACATATCATACAGATAATCAAATGCCGCATCTCCCTTGTTTGCCTGTAACTCCTGCGCAAGTGATGGTTTGTAGTATTTAATATCTGTTGTTGGGATTTCATCCTCAATAAAATCATTATCCTCGGTCTGTGCGTTCAAAACCAAGTCAAATACTGTGGATTTTCCAATTCTCGCCCACGAAGGTGTTAATGCCGATGTCTCGGCGGTGTTCAAAAATGGAATAGTTCTATGTTTTTTTAATCTTGTTAATCCTGACCTTATGATACCTCTCTTTCTCGTAAATAAGTGATGGACAATGACATCTGATATAATGTATCTTTGTCACTTGCTTCCATCGGATATGGATTCCCGGTAATGGAAAATCCGGTCACCATTCTATTTTTATCAAGTGCTGGAAATGCATATGTGTAAGCGAAATCATCTGCCCAATATGTTAGATCTTCTAACCATTCATCAGATTCTTTCCTCTCTGATCTTGATCCGGTTGACTGGCGTGCGATAAAATTATAATATTCTGTGATCTCGCAACTTCCGTCTGTCATTTCCTTTAAATCTCTTGATGGTGACTTAAAAAGACCATACTGATCGGAGACGTCTGCTACATGGTTCATATCAATTGATAAACCATCATAATTGCTAAGCAATTTTACAATATATTGTGAAATAGTCATATCAACCTCCACTTGCAATTTTCTTTGCACCTTCAAGAATTTGATTTTTATATTGCTGCTTCATCCTATCAAACCAATAATTTCCACGCTCTGGTGCTTCGTGGAAATTTGCTGGCATATAATACCACCGCCTGGCGTATGGTGTACGGTACTTAATCTGTCCACTTCCGATATGAGTGTTTATATGCCCTGATTCAATCAGAATGTTCTCCCTCTTTGGCACTTTGGGTTCACACAGTCGAAGGCATTCTGAATCAATAAACTGTTGAACTTTTCCGTTATCTTCAAGTCCTCGCCGCTTTATCACAGTAGGAATATCGCAGATAAATTTAAACATATTAGGCATTACACCACCACCACCTTAATATTTTTGCAAAAATCCCGATTGGAATTATCGTTTACAGACTGTATCGTTCCTGATTTTGGATATCTCTTCATCAGATCAGAAATCCTTTGCCCTTTGAC